CAGTGCCTGTCCTTCTGCGTCATCATTCATAATAAATGCAGGTTTAGCAGAAACTACACCAAGCACTCGTTGTGCATATTCAAATGAAGCAGTACCTTCTGCAGATGAATCTAAAGATACTGTTATAACAGTACCAGTTTCGTATTCTTTATCTGTTGTATATTTTTCTGCCAAGTCAGCATAGCGAGCAGAAGTACTAGTACCGTAAATAACAGCGAATCTATTTGCAGATTGTCCGATATCACCAGAACCATTAGTTCCAGTTTTAACAATATAATCTACAGAAGGATTTGATGATCCAGTAATAACAGGATTACCAGCTACACCATCACCATTAGTGATAGAAATATTAGTACCAGCAGTTATAGTTCTCTCAGCAACAGAAGCAGAACCAAGACGAACATAGAATCCAGTCGCTGAAGTTGCACCAGCGATAGCAGTTAATTCATTAGAGAATGGTTGAATATCAGAACCAATAACTAAACCTAAGTTTGTTCTTGCTTGAATTACAGAAGTAGCTGCAGTACCACCAGAAGCAATCGCTAAAGCAGATGTTAAAGTTACTGTACCACCAGTAATAGTAACATTATTTGCAGCTTGTGTAGCCATGGTTCCTAAACCAAGAGCAGTTCTTGCTGCGGAATCAGTTGTAGCACCAGTACCACCATTATTGATAGCAACAACACCACTTACATTGGTTGCGTTACCAGTCACAGTTCCAGTTAAATTACCTGTAACATTACCTGTTACATTTCCAACTAAAGCAGCAGTAATTGTTCCAGCAGAGAAATTACCAGAAGATCTAGTAACAACAGAGTTACCACTAATATCAGAACTGCTAGTATTTAAACCATCTAGCAAGTCAGCATCTAAACCAGAACCTACTCCGTCAACTGTTTTAACTTTTGTTAGAACATCTGCAGCAGTATATGTAGATGCTGTTAGTTTTGTTCCAACCTCAGTGTTTAGGTTATCAAAGTTAGCGTCTGCCTCTGCAATCGTTAACGGACTGCCTTTTACACTGCGAAGTACGATTGTTGCCATTATTGTTTACCCTTAATAAGCATTGCGAGCATTTCTTTTATCTCTGTTACATCTGATTCGATCTTTTCAATCTTATCAGCGTTTTGTTTAATTTGATCTTTTAAATCTTTTTCTGCGTTTCTTCTTTGCAAATAGTTTTCATATTCAGTCCTATTAGTATTTATCACTGCGCCACTAGAAAGATCTCTAATAAGACCTTCTTTGTTTTGTATTTTAACAAAACCTTCCATTATGCGCAAGAGATAATACGAAGATCTTTAATTCTTGGAACTTGAGAACTGTTAGAAGATTTCATAACAATTTTCAATTGAACCGCATCATAAGCACCTAAACCAGATAGAGAATATGATGCATCATAGAATTGATCTTCTTCATTTGAAGAAGTAATAATAGCAGAATCAACTGTCATTTGGCTGTATGGAACATTCTCAAATGCAATGGTTGAGCCAACAACATTAGTCTTATACCAAATTTCAATAGTAGCCTCTGACGGAAGATTGGCAGCAAATTTAACTCTCAAATATGTAGAGTTATTTGCTAAAGTAACTTTCTTAGTTACATACTTACTATATGCAGAACTCTCTGTTGGAGCATTTTCAGCAACAAATCTTTCTCTTTGTGTTAGGGTTACATTACCTGTTACAGCAGTTGGTGCTGAATCGAATGTAATAGAACTACCATCAGCTGCAATTGCTGTGATTAACTTAGTACTTGTTCCGCTACTTGCTCCAGCAATAGTTAAATACTTACCAACAGTAGCAGTTAAGAATGCCGCATTTTGAGTTGATGTAGTAATAGTGCTTCCACTAATAGTAACTCCAGTACCTGCACTTAGTAATACATTATAATCTAAAGAAGCCACATTCATGTTTGTTTCTGTTGGAAGATTAACTTTATTACCAATAGCAATCAAACTTGTTCTATGAGTATCAATAATTGGAGACAATGCATCATTTGTAGTATTCATAACAACATTGAAGTACACTGACTTAGCACCATTTAAACCATTCGCCAAATCTGAATTAGCCTCATTTTGTTCTGACGCAATCATTTTTGGATAAGTGAAATAATTAGTTTCATTTGCTAACACACTAGAATACGAAGTTTCTTTTGTATAAGCAACTTGTGAAGAATCAACAGATTTTCCACTGACACCCTTTAGTCCAAAACTAATTGGAGTCTCAGAAAATGTTTGAACCTGAACTAATGGTTGCACAGCATCATATTGAATATGTTTTGTAACTTTTATAGTAGAGCCACCACTATATCCAGTTGCAGTTGCGTTGGATCCAAGAGTGATACAGTAACTATCTAAATCAACATCACTAATTGTATGAGTTGTATTAAATCCTGCAAAAGCAATACCGTTTACATTGGCAGTAACACCACTAATAGTAACAAATGACCCACTTGGAATTCCATGATTTGCATGCCAAACACGAACTTTAGCAACACCACTTCTTGTTTCAAATGGATCTGACACTAATGTAACTTTTGGTAATGCATCATTAGAGTATACAACATTTGCATTAACACCAGTTTGGAACTGGCAACGATACAATGTGAATTTTAAATCTTCTGACTGATCTGCTGTCCAAGTAGAAGCATTTTGAGATTTAAATAATGAACCAAGATATGGTTGTTCAGAAATTGTACGAGATGTTCCTGGAATTAAATCGCCGACTCTTGATACCCAAACCTTGTAATTATTTGAGTCTGATGCTAAGATAATGGCATACTCAGTATTTTCTTGAACATATACTGGACTTGGGAATGTAAATGTAGTTGCAGTATCAAATGAATTAACATCAACATCATCTAACAATACTGTGTTTTCAGAAATATTTACATACTCTGGTTTTAATGTTACACGAGAGAATGGTAAAACTCGTTTACCTGGATATCCATTAACTACTTCACGAATTTCTAATGTAACTGGAACTGCTGTATCTTTAGATGAAAAGAAAATATCAACCTTAGATAAGAAACATCCACCTTTTTGTTCAATTAAGAATGTCTGAGCAAGTGGATCCCACCAGCCAGTATCAGCCACAACTCTCTCAGAAGTTTGAGTGATAACTTGATTATCTTCTAATGGTTCTTGTGCCAACTCTGCATTACGAACAGCATTAACTGTTCTTTGTTTAGTTTCTAAAATACCTTCAGCACGATAGTTTGCTCTGGCACGAGATGTGAATGCACCATTAGCAGTAGTTACATCAACTAATTTAAGTTCACGACTACCACAACGGAATCTTAATGAATCATTATTTGGAATATTAAACAATAATTGTAAATCACCATTAAAATTGGAGATTAAAGTTCCACCAAGAGATTTTAGAGTTCTTGTACCAACAGTTCCAGAAGCAGCAGTAGCATATCCAAGTGGATTTGATGCAGTAATAGTTTCACTATCAGTGAATGTTCCTGTTACATTAACCACATATAATGCATATGTTCCAGCTTCTGCATCATATTCTTTTGCGACAACAACTGCAGTTGCAGCAGATGTGGCACCAGTAATAACATCACCACGATTTAAACAAACTTGAGAATCACCAGAAACTCTTCGAGCAGTGGCAGTAGCATTTGATCCAACATTAGTATCAACATCAAATTTATTATGTGTCACTAATTTTGCTGCAGCTGTTGCTCCAGTAGGAGTGTATGCGATTTTAGTTGCTGGAGTACAGTAAGCAGAAATATCAATACCATCAAAGAATGGATAGAAACGAGTGTTTGGTTTTAACTTCTGGATTTGAATGAGAATATTTCTTGAGCGAATATAAGGAATAGCTGCAGTTGATAGGACACGATCTCCAACAACTTGTCTGTCAATTTTTTCAACAAGAGTAGTTTTAATACCAGTTCTCTTTTGCCCGACTTGAGTTGCTTGTGTCTCAACTGTAATTTGACGAGCATTACCCCATTCATTAATACCAAATTTTGCTTGTAGTTCTGCTTGTGTGAGATATACATCCCCCTGACGAGACGCCCAGTTTCCACCAGTTGTATATTTAATACGACCAGTACTAATAGGTGCACCAGTCCATTGAGTTTGCCAAGCATTCCAAACAGTTCCAAGAACACCTGCTTTTTCAGCAAGGTTTTTAATTGTTGAAAAATTACCTTCAACATCAATAACTAAATCTGGACGACGATCTGTTTCAAACCAATCATCGGAAGACGGATTAATTTTAACATCACCCAAGAATGTAAAAACTGCAAATGGATTAATGTTTTCTAAACGAGAAGCATATGCTTGCTTAACGACTGGTAAATGATTTGATACAGGTAATGTAATGACATCACCATAAAGTTTATAGTTGGCTAATTGACGATCTGAATCAGAAGAAACACCTTCAATTAAGTTGACATTTTGCATTGTATAGAATGGACGCAATTCTGCTCTTTCCATATCAATAGAACAAATATAATCAGGGGATGAAGTGTCACCTGTATTATGTCCAGCAAAATTATCTACAATAAAACCATTTTTAAATCTGCTTAGTCCAGTAGAATCTATAACATCTAAAGATTCAGTCTGCTGTTCAAGTAGAGATAAAGAGGTATAGTATTCTAGATTATCAATTCGTTTTTCTAATTTTCCGATATCACGCATTGTGTATCGTTTATTATCAATTCTATTCACTTGAACATTATTACTTAATGTTCCAAATGTGTATGGTTCTAATGTTAAATTATAAAGAACTAATCCCAACGATGGATCTAATGGTTCTCCTGGATTTAAAGAAGATACACCATCAACAGCAAAGAAAGTTCCACCAAAGTCTACTGCAATTTTAGTTTTTCTTGCCAAGTAGTAAGAGAAGTCAGTTACAATATCAATACCACGCTTTGGTAATAATGTAGTTCCTGAGCCTGTTCCTGTGAATGATGTTCCAGCATCATTGATTCTTGGTCTAAAGTCAATAACATCTCGCAAGGCAACACCTTGGAAGTATGGAATAGAACCATATTGAATAGTTGCAGGATATGAATTTTTAGTAAAATAATCACCAGAGCCATGAGTAAAGTGATCAAATGTTACTTCAATTGGTGCTTCTGGTGGGGCATATGAATTTTTAAGAATTAATCGTGCCACATCGTAGTGAGTGGATCTCTGCCCATCATCCCAAATAAAACGATCGGAGATGTCAATAGAGTATGTGGCACCTGGAGAACCAAATGTTCCTGATTTCATTTTAACAGATACCAAACGATATCCATCTGCTTTACCTAAAAGTAAAGCAGTTTGCTGTGCTGCTGCTTGAGTAGTAAATGTTTTAGTAGCACCAGAAACTAATGTTTTAGATTTTTGTGTTAAAGAAGCCCCACTTTTATTTACTGCAGCAATAACAAAAACATTTCTTCCATTTAAACCAGTACTAACAGTAATACTAGCACTTGATCCAGATGGTGTAATACTAGTGGTTGCTACAATAGCACCACCAGATGTTGCGTCAGTATCAATAACTGTATAATTAGTTGTAGTTGCAGCTGATGCAAATGTTCCAGAACTTGGTGGACCAATTGAGATCGAGCCAGCAGAAACACTACTAGTGAATGTTTCATATACAGTATAAACTGTATCTGTTATATCCTTAATTGCATAATATGGGAATGGGAACAATAAAGAAGTATTTTCTGGTTCATATACTTTAGTTCCAACTCTATCAAGTGTAGAACCAGTAACTGAAATTGAAGAATCTACTGTTAGAGAAACTTGAGATGCAATAGCAGTAACTCTTCTCAAAGCAGTGCCCAAGAAAACATAATCACCAACTCTAAGATCTGTTTGAAAAGAAGTTCCAGCACCAGTAATTGTAGTTGATGCAGAAGCAGTAACAGAACCAATTAATCGAGTTAATGTTCCAGAACCAACTGCAGTAGTTCCTTCAATATCAGCAGTAAAGTTTAAATTAACATCATTGCTTGATCCCACATGATAAAATGATTTAACATCACGATTAAAATCATATCCAGAAACCATCTGGACATCAAAAATACCTAATTTGTAAATAGCAGTTTGTGCACCAATTGTTCCATTATGGTATTCCATAAAACGAGCACGAGCATATCCAACAATAGTTCCACTAGAAGGAATAGTTCCAACTGCAGAAGTTACTCTATTGTAAAGAGTTACTTGATTAAAAGAAGCATTAGCATTTGCACTGATTGGTGGTGCACCATTAATATTAGTTACAAGGACATAATTTCCAACAGTTGAAGGAATAACTCCATTGTCTACTGTAAGATAATCTCTAGCCTTATTAACAGTAACATATTCAGTGGCAGGTTTTTCAATTTCGTAACCTTGCACATATGCTTTTCCTGGCTCTAAACCAATAGCCAATTTTGCTTCATTTGCCTGTTGAGTTCCAAGATTTTCTGAAGTACCTGGAGTATAAACACCACGATTATAATAAGGAGTAGCATTATACTCCCATTGAACACCAGATGTACCAACACCAGAAACAGATCCGTCATAAACAGAACCTGTAGTATGAGTTGGTGCAGTGCTACTAGAAGAAGTACCACTGTTTTTTGCAACATATGTGTAATCACTATTGGTTACTACATCACCATTTAAATAAACACGACCTGATGTCCACGCACCACGATTATTATTTCTATACTCACGAACATCAATCTCAAAATTCTTAACTGTGTAGTTACCTGACTCATCATATGTTCTGTGGGCAAATTCTTTTTCAAGATATGAGTATTCTGATTTATCAACTATACTTTGAGTTTGTCCATCACCAACACGAATCAACTCAATAAAATCTATATCTTGTGTGCTATCTATAGACAGTTTTGTTAGTACAGCATCGATATAGTATCGATGGGCTCCAGGGGCAGCATAGTTAAATGAGTTTTGTGCGTTATCAAATAGAGTTCCGTCTTCTTCTGCAGTAATAATAGACTCAGAAGTAACTAAACCAATTCTATATGATGGAGTATTTGTAAATTTATCAAGAATAAGTATTTGTTCTGGTACTAAAACAAAATGTCCTTTAATATAATAAACACCTTGTTTAATAGTTGCAATAGATCCAGTTCCAGTTGAAGAAGAAGTAGCAGCCTGAACTGTATATGTTCCTGCAGTGATTTCATTACCTGCAAGATTTGTCCCAGTTAAATTTGTTAAAATATCTGAATCAGAGAATGTTTTTGTTGTATTATTATCGCCAGAATTTAAATAGCGAATGAATAGTGCTGCAGAATCGGCACCAGAAGAAACAGTATAGTGAATAACTTGTGCCTGTACTCCAGCAGTATTTTCAATAATCAAACCAGCGAATTTATCTATAACTGTATCAGCAAGAACAGCACTATATGTAGCTTCTAATTTAACATAAGCAATTTTAGTATCAATCCCGATTTCTCCTGGGATAACTAGTGAGCCTTCTTTGAATACATGACTACCAAAACGAGAAATTTGATTTTGCAGAATAGTCTGCATCTGAGTTAGTTCTCGTGCTTGGACAGCATATCCTGGACGATACAAAATACGCAAGAATCTTTTTGATTCGGTAAAATCGTCGTAATACGGTTCGGTGTTAAAATCAATAGCCATTCGTAATTTTCTCTTTAGTTGGTTCTAATCTATTTATGTTAGAATCTGATAACTGTTCTTAAGGTAACTGTTTCATCAGCAGAGGGTGTAAACCCTGCTTTGTTATCAATAAACATTAACTGACCAGAATATTTATCTATGGTTGGATTACCCACTGATGAAACAGTGAAGATATATCCATCGGTATTCGAAAAAGTATCATTGATTAAAGGTGTGTCATTATCTAATGATTGTAATAGTGCGCTGGAAGAAGAAACTGCAACAACACGGTATCTTCTATCATAATCAGTGCCATCAATAGTTCGTGTGACTGTTACATTAGTATCTTGTGGAAACTGGGATGTATTAATTGCAGCTTGTACAATAAAACATCCTGATCCAATAGTTCCTTGAAATCTTTGGTCAGAGTTATATTGATTCGGGTTTTTAACAATACCCAATTGACGATAGTCATTGTTTACAGAAACACCTTGATTCAAGTCAGTTGACACATTACTATAAAACATTAAGGTTTGAGCAAATAATTCATTTGGTGCATTTTTGCCGTGGCCACCAAATGGAGCCATTACTGCTCTGAGGTTTGCTCCGTATCCATTACCTGTAACAACAATATTTGCAAAAGTATAATTTTGTCCTGGATTTGTGATAGTAATTTTAGTTATCTTACCTGAAGCAGTATCAATCACTGCTGAAGCAGTAGCATTTATTCCATCACCCTGTATTTCGACATTGGCAACACCATAACCATATCCACCAGAAATAATTTTAATGGCATTAATGGTTCCAGGTGAAGTTAAAATTTCGTTGTTTGCCTGTAAAGATTGAATTGTTCCAATATTCAGATCTGCTTTAAGAGCAGCATTTGATCCATCTCCTGAAACTGTAATCGTTGCAGTTGAATAACCAACTCCTGGATTTTCAACAATAACAGCAACAATTTGTCCAGCATCTAAAACTGGAAGTAATTTTGCCTCAGACTTTGATGTTAAGAAAGATAATTCTGCAGATGCAGTTCCTGCTCTTGCTGCATCAGTAATAGTAATTGTTGGTGCAGCACTATACCCTGATCCATATCTACGAACAACTTCGCCAGTAGCTGGAACACCAGCATATAATAATGTAGCAGTGCCATTAGAAGCAGATCCAGAAGTATGAGTTGGTGCAGTAGAAGCGTGAGTAGTTCCAGCACCTGTCACTGTGTATAATCTTCCAGAATAAAAATATTGTTGTCCCACCAAAACTGCAGTTGCTGCAGTCCATTGTGTACCAAATGTTACAGTTGGATCACTAGTATAATTATCACCTTGATTTGACACTGTGCAGTATATGACTGAGCCACCACTCATTTTAGCAGAGGCAACAGCACCCGATCCACCACCACCCGAAAATGTGATTGCTGGTGCAGTTGTATAACCCGAACCTGCGTTTAATATATTAATTTCTCTAACACCACCAAGTAATGTTATGCTTGAAATAGATTTTGTAGTTGCAGTTCCTGTTCCAGTTCCCGCACCAGTTGCAGTAAAAGTAGCACCAACTGCAGGTTGTCCTGTTATAGTAGTGGAAGAAACTGTTTGAGATGCACTAACTGTATAAGTACCAGTACCACCAGTTCCTGTTCCAAGAGCAGTAATATAAGTTCCAGCAGTCACTCCAGTACCAGTGATACGAGTATTAACAGCTAGCGTTCCAGAAGCAACTGCGGAAACAGTCAATGTAGTTCCAGAAATTGAACCTGTCACAACTGCTGATGCAGTGCCACCAATTGTTACAAAATTAGTAGTTCCAAGAGAAGCAATTGTATATTTTACACCAGTAGTAAATGAACCTGCTGTAACTGTAGTGTTTGATGTATTTACTGTTCCCTTAACTCTAGTGCCAAGATACTTTAATGCAGCAGTATTATTTTGTACAGTACCTTGCCTATGAGTTGGCGCAGAAGAAGACATAGTTCCAGGAGTAACAATTTCGTAAAAATCAAATACGCTGTTGTAAATTTTTTGTCCTAAAAATACTGCAGAGTTAGCAATAAATGATGACGCATTGGCAGTAGGGTCTCCAAAAGTTACTGTTGGGCTAATGTAACCATTACCTCCAGAAGCAATTATTATGCTAGTTAAAAATGTTGGATCTTCTTCTCAATATCCATCACCAGAAACAGTTAGCGTTGCTGTGGTATATCCAGTTCCTTTATTATTAATAATGATACTATCCATAGCACCATTAGAATAAAACTGATTAGAAAGGGCAGAAACCACAGGCATCTGATCTTCAGATAAAAATTTATTTCTTAAATTAATAGGAACAGTATACATAAATTTCCAAACATAGCCATCAGCTGTAGTGATTGGAGAAGTAGAAGTACCTAATGGTTTTGCAGTTGAACTAGCATTGTTGTTATTATCTAAACATTTGTATACATTATAATCTTCTGTGAGAACATAGAAATTCGACTCTTCTAATTTTTGTGCGCCAGAAGGAGCAATATTTACAATTGCTTGTAAGACTGCACCAGATCCACCACCACCTGTAACTGTTACAGTTGGAGTAGAAGTATATCCAGATCCTCTTGAAGTGTCAGATACTCCAATTGACTCAATTTCAATAATAGAGCCATCATAAACAATTGGATAAAATTTAGCACCAGTACCACCACCACCTGTAATTGTAATAGTTGGAAGAGAAGTATAACCAGTTCCGCCATTGGCGATATTAAGACCAAGGACTTCTGTTGAATACTCATCATCAAACATATCATAAATTACACCAGTAGTCCAATTCACACGAGGAATAACAAATGATACATCAGAAGGTGTGATGGCTTTCATCGTGATAATATCATCACGAACTGCTCGTTCATATGCATAACTATCCACTGGATAAGGTGGAGTAGCCTCATCATCCCACTCCAATGTTTTTCCAAGGAAATAGTAATAATTAGAACTTCTAGTTGTTACATCCTTGTAAACACCCTCTGCAAGAGTTTTATGCAGGATTGTTTTAATTAGAGAAGATGATGTCGCCATTTAGCAGAACCTTAAACTTAAATTAACTTACTGTTACAACCCATGTTACAGCGATTGTATCACCAGATGCTTTATTAACAACTGGGAATGTAGTACGGCAAAGCATTGTACCACCTGAAGAAGCATTAAAAATACCTGCTTCAGTAATAGCACCATCACCAGTACCAGCTGGGAATGTCGCAGTATATGTAATTGTATTTGTAGAAACTGTGTTACCAGATAGTGAAACACGACCAGTTTGAGTACCTAGTGTAGTATCACTAGCACCTGGAGAAGTAGAACCAGTACCAATAGCCATGTGAGTCATTGCTGCTGGGCTGTTAGTGGTAGTTTTGATCATTGAAGATGCAATGAAGTTTTTACCAGCTGTTACAACTAAATTAGGTACTTCAAAATCTTGAAGCGTAACACCTTGTGCATTAGTTTTAACGATGCGAACTTTACCTGTCGCTTTTAGGTTTTCTTGTTGTTGAATCATAGGGATCTCCTGTTTTAGTTAATTAGTGGTTGTCTGTTCTAGACCTACACTATAATTTGATGAATAATAATCTTGTCCTTGGTATGAATTTTTCCATACCTTACCTTCATTGGTTAAAGTACCAACACTTGTATCTTCTAGATATTTAGCCACGGATTGGGTCAAAGATTCTGAAATAACTGGAGTATCTGCCAGTACTTTATCAGTATCAATTTTAATGATAGAATCTATCAGAGTTCCTACACTAGAATCAGCTAATGCTTTGCCGATAGTAAATGTAGCAGTACTATCAGACATTCCACTGTATGTATCTGCCAATGTTTTACTAAACAATTGTGTAAAACTATCCGATGGTGTATCTATAGAATCGTCTAGTGCTTTACCAAAAACTCTTACAATGTAACTATCCGATGGTGTATCTATAGAGTCTGATAGAACTTTTGTGATATTTAACGAGACTCTACCAGTATCTACAAACGCAAAAGTATCTTCAAGACCAATACCAAGAGATTTAACCAATGATTCTAAAGTGATACTTAAATCAACATTATTAGTAATATTATACTCGCCAAACAATGCCATACCAGCTGGATGTAACATAGTTTTAACTGCTGATTTATATGAAGATAATCGTTCATCAATTCTAATCACATATGAAAACGCTTGGTAGTATTTACTATCTTGAATAAAAATAGAGTCATCTAAAAAACCAGCATTTGATGTAAAGTATCCTGGATATTTAACAAGAGCACCAAGATTAACTTCAATAATTGCTGGATCATCAGAAGCAGTTTGAGCATTACGATAATTTAATGAAAACTCACGAATAATAGAACCAGCATATGTACCATCTACATAATCGTATGTAACGAAATCTCCAAGGTTTACATAACCTTGTTCATCGAAACCTAAAGTCCTGTCTCCAATAGTTAAATTGTTTCCAGATCTACTAGATGATGCACCAGCTATTGCTAATTGTGTTGCATTTACAGTATTTGTTGCAAGTAAATTTACAGCAAAATCTGCAGTATATCCAATACCAAACTTAATAAATTCTCCATATTTAATACCGTTGTTATCATCAACTGCGGTAACTTTTAATAGAGCACCAGTTCCCGTTCCAGAACGAACTTCAAACACTTGCCCAACACGAAAGTTTTTTCCAGGTTGTGTGATTTTTGGTGTTTGAGTGGCTGGAAGAATAGTGGCTTGAAATGTGTCTTTATATTTTATTTTATCGGTTGGTTTTAGAACCCCAAAGAATTTTTTATCTAAAAAGAATTCATAGATATTACCACCAAGAGCAACAATACGATCTACCTCACCAACTAAATCTTCTTTTCTATCAACAAGAACTCTAATTAATCTTGTTGATGTCTGGATGTCTACTAATTTACCAACAATATCTTGAGGGTCACCAAAATCAACTTGGGCAAAAACAGAAATTTCTTGATTCCATCGACCATCAGAAGCACGAAGCATCTGAGTTCCTGGATATGTTAATTCTACTTTTTTACCAAACAACAATCTAAACAAAAGTTTATATGATGCTTCTGATCCCTTTGAAAGATATTGATCTTTAATGTGAGTTAATAAAAATCTTTCGTCGCCTTCAATTTGAGGAAGATTATGTGCTAACTCTTTTTTAAACTCTACAACAAATTCATCAAGAGTTTTATCAATATCTCTGGCAGTAGAAAGATCTACTCCTTGCTCTTGAAGATACTCATAGTATGCTTCTACGAAAGCAACAAATGTTGGGTAGTCTTCCCTGATGAATTCAGGGATCTGTCTAGATACAACAGATGATAATTGAGTTCTTGACATTATGATCTAATTGAGTTGAACTGATAATTGTATCCAGCACCAAGATCGCCATTGGCAGTATTATCTGCGATAGCAGTAACATTTAAAAGTGTTGGATCGATTTGTACAATTTGATATAATGCCGAAACGATATCATATGATTCTGGTTTAACTTGCCATTCAAAATATGCACCATCTAAAGATACAATGTTTAAACCATTAACTAATATCAATCCGTTTTCATAGTCAATAGTTCCCTGTGTTCTATTTACAAACACTTTATCTAAACTAGTATTTAAATAGTATAAACGAATATTACCAGCAGCATCATCATCAAGGTAATGAACCTTCGTGCTTCCAGGAATAAAAAATCCAGTAGATGCAAATACCTCTCCTTGTTTACCACCATCTTGAGAAATAGGGTTAATTAAGTTTAATACATACTGAGCATTAACACCGTATTGTGGAGTATGTGGGTGACGAACCATTAATCGAGTGATATTATTAATAATGGAAGGATCGGCTTGATCGATAATGCCTGTTAATTTTGTGTAACGAAGGACGCCATCAAATTTTTGTAGTTCATTCAAGTCATAATCAAGAATTGCATTTTTAACAATAGTTTCAATTTGTGACGCAGTCTTACTAGTTTCTTTAGGATTATAGTGAACGAATGATGTTACCTTAATATTAAAATATTCTGGATCAACAATTTCTGGAGTAATAGAAACAACGCTTCTTGGATTAAGAATTTCAGTTGCTATTAATTCTTTTTGCTGATTTGTTAATTTAGTAGCATCTTTTGGTTTAATACAAATATATGTCTTACCATAAACTGGAGGATTATTGTCTTCTCCACCCCAAACTTGCACTGTTTGTGCAGCTGGAAATTTACTATAAATTAATGCTTTATAATCATCAGGTGTGACAGCACGATTTTGTGCAGCAAATAATCTTGGCGCATTAAATTTAATTGAAGCCAGATCTTCTGAAGCAGAACCATTTGAGGCAGCATCAACAGTAACAACTGACAAGTTACTACCTAGTACTGATATTCCATTATATGTGAAAATATTTGCAGAGTTTGGTGCGTCTAAACTAGAAACAAAATAGTTAATTGTAACAACATTACCTGTTTCTACGGCAACACCTAATACACCATCTCCAAAGGTAATTTCATAAAGACCATCATCAATTTCTTTTAAGAAATATACTTTTGTAGTGTCAGACACTGATGTCAAATCTTCTGCTCGTGTAAATGTTTCATACATGTCTGAAGTTGCAGATTCTTGGATTTGAACAGATAATGTAGAAATATCAATATTTGCATTTGGTATAATATAACGGACACCAGTAGCAACTGTATATTTGTATGATAGTGGTGTACCTTCAATAATGTTTAAATTTGAAAATGTATAATTACCGCTTGCACTTCTTGAAACAGTAACATCTTCTAAATTATAAAAAGTATAAGATGTTCCATCAATAGAAGTTGAAAATGGTTGTTGTGCTGAAAGTGTAGCGACATCTGGGCTTGAAGATGGTGCGCTAATAGTAGCATTAACGACTGCTCTGGCGCAGACTGCAGATCTTGGTGTATAACCAAGCATTTTTGATAAAGACACTACTGATGCTCTTTTACTCGCAGAGTCAAGAAACATTTCATTTACGGCTAAGTTGGTGTAGATACCATTATAGTGAGTATTGTATGCTAGCAGATCTATAAGAACTGCCATGCCAGAGCCTTCAAAATCATAGTCTTGAAACTCCGATTGACCTTTAAGAAATGTTTTAAGATTGGTTTTAATTGTATCAAAGTCTAACTCTGATACACTCATTCTTTTACTAGTTGTGGTGATTGCCATTTATCGTGTTCTCTCTAAGGCTAAATCGAGAGTAAGTGGTCTCTCGGTGTTGACAATTTTAAATTCTAAAGTTATATAAACTTCATTTGCATCTGAATAGTCATCAACTCTTACATCAATAATGCTAACTCTTGGTTCAAAATTATTGATCACATCAATGACCGCTCTCTGGAGCATAACATTAAACATTGGTCCAGGTAGATCGAATAATAACTGTCTAATAGGAGATCCAATTTCGCTGTGAAATGGTCTCTCATAGTTTCTGGTCAATAATAGATTTTTGACAGACTGTTTGATGGCATCCTCATCAAATCTACGAGTTATGTCTCCAGTCACTGGATGTGCAGTGAAGTTAAGATCTAAATCCGAGAAAATTCTTGTATTTCTTGCCATATCGTTTATTTAGGTTATTCTATGAAAGTGTTAAAACCTTCTCCACCAACTTTGTCTCCATCTGCAATATCGTCTCCATATCTGGCTACTGCCTTACCCTCAAAGAAGGTTTTTGAAGATCCAGTTACAATTTCTCGTTGGGCAGCACTATGAGTGACTAATCCTACCTGATGTGGTTGATATTGGTCTCCTACGAGTGCTATTCTCATTCCCTGCACAAAAGTTTTAACTGCTTGATTCTTGTAAGTTAAAGGAGTCGCTGGTCCATCTATACCCTGAGACAAATCTCCCTCTTTAGCAAATCCACCCATGTTTAATTCTTCTTAGGAGGAGCAGGAATATCTTCAAGCAGAATAAATCCGCCATTTACATTCCCTTTATAAACTGAATCATTTACCATAGTGAATGCTTGTTTTCTTCTAGAGTTAGCATTGTAAGATACATGAATCCAGCAGACATTTGGATAACGATATTCTAAGATTAATTGATCATAGGGAAGAACTTTTTCTAGTAAAACAGCAATATCATAAGTCTTTTTATACTGCTGAAAATCTCTAGTTTTTGGCATAATACCAATATCAAACGCTCTTCCCTTACAATGATCAGATGTTGGAGATTCATTTGCAGTTAATCCTCTTAAACGATAACCTGAGTTAATCATCCATGTTTTGTTTATACCATCTATTCCTCTGGGTAAAACTTGTAATGCTGGTTCCAAAAGATTTTGACAAGTCTGGGCTAGATTACATACAATTTCTGACACAGTGTATAGTTTTTCTGGACCAGTTTTAGAATCTTTTAACATCTGATCAACTAACTTATGTTTACCACCAGTACCACCTTCCATTAACATACCCAAAACAAAGTTAGTTGACATTCTAAAATCATTCGTAAAGTTTTTAGTATTATAGATGATTTGGCAGTCAACAGGAACAGTTGTCTTATTACCCTTGGTTGGAGGTGCAGCATCTACTGGAGCAGCTGCTGCAGGATTTTCTACACCCTCTGCTTTTTGTTCTTTGTTTATTATTGCACGACCTTCTGGAGTATCAAAATCAGATGGGGTTTCTGCTCCAGCCTTTTCTTCAAATGCTCTTTCTTTTGGAGCTTCATATGGTATGAATTTTAAAGTAGGTGTTCCAATATCAGGTGGAGTGAGAGCAACTGGTTGAACTACAATAGTCTCAGTTCCAGCTGCACCATTACCGAACTGACCTTGAGTGTAATCTGCAGAAAGAACTCCACCAACTTTAATATCCATAGTACCGCTGGATTGTAAATTAACTTTACTAGATCCAAGCATATTAATAGATCCAGATGAAACTAGACTATACTCTTTTGCACTAAGACTAAGGTAGTTATCGGCTAGATGATTTATGTTTGCAGCTTGAACATTATAATCTCCAGCAACTTTAAGATTAAAATTACCACCAACAGCCATGTTAACATCACTATGCACACCAACAGTTAAAGTGTCACCAACATTAACTACTGCACTACCTTCTACTTGAATATTAGCCTGATTACGAGCATAAATGTTTGTATTACCTTCTACTGTAATATTCAACTCTCCAGCAACAGATACGCATCCATTTTTATCCATGATGATGTAATTGTCACCAATAATATAATTGATTTGAGATCCAGAAGGATCTATTTCACTAAATGTTCCTGAACGATGATATGTATGAATTCTTTCGTATCCTGGAGTATCATCAAATTCTTGTACATGCCCAGATTCTGTTTCTAATACTTTATTAAATGGATATTGTGCACCATAAGCAGCTTCTGGTTGATCCCAATTTCCTCCATTGTTGGCTTTTGGTACTGTTCGTTTTCTTAATGCATCTTTTTTCTTAAGCACTGTACCATCAATAATACCTCGTGCTAAACGATTGGTGTCAGGTTCACCAACATAATCTTTTAGTGGATACTTATTATTTGGATCTCTGAACCCAATAGTATCAGATCCAGTCTTAACAGACTCGGCAGATGGTTGAGGTAAAGTAACTACACCTACTGGTGGTTGATCTATTTTAGCTGGACCAGCATCTTTCTCACCACCAACTTCTGATGAATACCCATAAAAATACTCATAATAAGATTTTTTAAGTTCTGCGATAGCTGGAGTGTTGTTACCAACTTTTGCTTTAGCTGCATAAAAATATCCAGGGTGAGCATTAGCACTGATACCAGATGGAACATTTAATTTAAGAAATAGTGCAGCTATAACTGCTGCTGCATTTATATCATTGTTTATAGAATCTGGATCATTAACAATGTTAAGATTGTATCCATATTTTGCAGCTTCTTTTTGGAATCGTTCATAATTAGGTTTACCAGTTAGCTGAATAAACCCTCTTCCGTAATACTTTCCACCTTCATCGGCAGTTTTATTACCAACTAATTTTCCGTTACCATTTGGACCATATGCCCATGAGAAAAATTGATAACGAGTCAGTCCTTTTTTTCTAGCATTAGAATATTGTTCTGCTTCTGCATCTGTGGCAAATTTAAAAATAGTTTTTAAATATGCAGGTTTGCTATATTGGTAATCTTCATCATTCGGTGTAATCCAACGACTCTCACCTCCACAAATACCTAGCAAAGCGCACTTCTGTTCTTTAGTTGTTAATCCAACTTTATCACACGCTTCAAGAAGTGCCTTAATACCTAGAGTAGAAAGATTAGCATTTGGAGATTCTTTTGGCGGTGGTACGGTAGGTATAGATGAATTTACAGGGGTTTTCTTTAATGTATCTTTAGGTGTAAATGGGTTTATGCTAGCGATAAAATCATTAACTTTAGTGGTCTGAATTGCTTCTAAGTTAGATGGTGCTGCCTCAAAAGTTACAATGTTTTCTTCATACTTTAAAACTGGTTTACTAATTGTGATTTTAGTACCACTATCAATAGAAACAATAGTAGTTTCTGATGGAATACCAAAAGCCACAACCTTCATATTTGGTTTTAAGTCTTTTGTTAAATTAGTAGCATCATATTCTGGATCATAGAATGTTAATTGCACTCCCGTGGTTGGTCCAGGAATAGTTCTTAATGATATCTTTTCTACCTTTACCGTAGAACTAATTGGTGTATTATCATCCGCATCGATTGGTGCTGGTGTAGAAGGAATTCCTCCAACTGTACCAATCATAATTGGTTGTTGGTGATTATCATCCGCAAAGATAACAATAACAGATGTTCCTTCAACTGGTCCAATCGGAGATGAACCAATTCCATTCATTGCAGCAGAAGTAACTGGCTGCATTGGGTGTGCCCATGGTAAATCAGCAGTTGGTAATTGAGACTTATCATGAGTGTGTAGTCCAACAACTCGGACTTGACAACGACCAAGTTTTAACGGATCAATTCTATTTTCTACGACACCATAGTAAAAATTCATTATTTGTTCCTATTCATATCCATCTGAGAAGAT